TTTGACTCAGTGCACTCAACACCCCAGTGTTGAGATGGATTGCCGGGACACTAGTTGTGAGCTAGAGATACCCTGGGTTGGACCTACGCCTTGGATGAACGCTAGAGGTGTTGGATTAGATTGGGGTACAGTTTACGTAGCTGTTCTCTCTAACCTTGCTACTGGTGTATCAGGCTCTGCCGGAGTTGAAGTTCAATTGTTTATTAGTATCAAAGATGCTGAGTTTGCTGCCCCTATAGTGCCTCAGTCTGGAGACAGGAAGAGAACCAGAACGACCAAGAAGCTTAGTTCTGAAGCTGAGGAGCAAGCTATGGCAGAGGGTAAACCTATCTCAACAGCTCTTTCACTGGCAGCTCGAGCTGCTGAGGTTGTTAAAGGAGTTCCAATGTTGTATTCTATGGCTACTCTTGCTGCATGGGTTTTCCGTGCAACCTCTAACCTTGCAAGCTCATTTGGTTGGTCCAAACCCAATCTCACCACTCCTCCCGTGTTTGTTGTTACTAGGCCTTTTCATAATTTTGGAAATGCCAGTGGCACTAGTCAGTCTGAACCACTTTCTATTGACGCTGATCCTATGGTCAGTATTTTACCTGGTTTTGCGGGCTCTGATGTTGATGAGATGTCGTGGAACTATATTAAGGGTGTACCAGCTTATCTTGAGCAGTTTGGCTTTGGTTCTTCCAATAATGTTGGAGACGTCCTATATAAGAAAGCAATCGGGCCTCTTTTACTTTACAATCAGTATAACAATGGTCTTGCGTCTCCTAATTTGGCCGTCTTTAGGACCTATCCACCCTTCGCGCATGTAGCAAATGCTTTTGGTCGCTATCGTGGAGGAATCAAAGTTATACTTAAGTTTGTTAAAACTGACTTTCATTCAGGCAGATTGTTGATCACTTGGTCTCCTAACAATTCTTTGGCAACAGATCCCACTCTGACTACCTCTGCTTATTCTATGAGAACTATCGTAGATTTGCGTGAAGTCACGGAAGTTGAGATTACCTTGCCTTATATGCTCAAGGGTGCTTGGCAACAGACAGATTTAGATATGGGAACATTCCAAATCATGGTCCTTAATACATTACAAGCTCCCCCAACCTGTAGTACTTCTACACAGGTTTTGGTTTATTACGCTGCAGCAGAAGATTTTGAACTTGCAGTAGTTAATAATCCATCATTAACTCCATACTCGCCACAGTCTGGAGACAAACCCA